AGGGTCCGCCGGGCTGGACGATCTGCCGGGTCTGGGTCAACGGCGGCTACCAGCATGAGTTGTGGCTCAGCCGCGGCGACACCTGCCGGCTGGTCGGTTCTCGGTCGTCATTGGCGGCCGACGTCGAGCAATTCGAACAGCAGCCGAAGGGCTAGCGCTACTTGGGCTCGGGCGTGGCCACCAGCGCGTCGGCCGGGTAGGGCTGCAGGAAATCCCGGGTGTCTTCCGGGCCGGCCTCCAGCCAGTCCTTGTAGGATTCGTCCGACAAAATGACCACCATGCGCTTTTCCTTGCCGGGCTGGTGGTATTCCTTGAACAGCGGGTGCGCGTCGGCGTTGATGGTCAGCATGGTGTAGGACAGCTGCCAGTTGCCGGCGGCGTCCTTGTAGCGATCCCACAGGCCGGCGATACCCATGGGCGCGCCGTCGGCTCGCGTGAAGCGGGTGGGGATCGCGTATTCGGTCTCGAACTGCGCTTTCATCTCCGGCCGGTGGTCGGGTTCATAGATGGCTTCGGCCGGGATGATGCAATGGTTGCCCTTGTGCCAGGCGTTCCGGAATGTCCAAAGCTTGTCTGCGGTCTCGGCTCGCGCGTTGTAGGTTCTTTTCTTTTCTGCTTCGGCCAATTTCGCTGCATGGGTGCCAGGCGGAATCATCCCCCAGCGCCCGATCTCGACCACACGTTCCGGCACGGCCTCATCGCCCGAATCCCACTCGGGCGGCCGCCGCACGAATTCGCCCAGCCGGCGGGGCCACATGTCCCATTCGGCCGGGGGTACGGGCAGGCCGCGCGACCGGAAATATTTCTCCAGCTGCTCGCGCTTTTTCAGGGCTACGTAGTGGCTGCACATGGGTCGATTCGCTGTGACCAAAACGTGTCCACAATACCCGAAAAATGGGCGAAAATAATGGGAAAGCCGCCGCTGTTGAAGGGTTGGCTACACCTGCAAGTCATTGATGTAGCGGGGCTTTCCGACTTCATCTATTTATGGCCGCCCGTCTGTTAATCCGCAGGTCGCAGGTTCGAGCCCTGCTCGGGGAGCCAAAATTGCTAAAGAAATCAAGTGCTTGAAACCGCCTCCAGGGGCGGTTTTTCTTTTTGCGCGTCCGGCTGTGACCAAAACGTGACCGCGTTGGCATGGGTCGCCAGGTGGTCCGGCGCCAGGTGCGCGTACTTCAGCACCATCTCCAGTTTCTTCCAGCCGCCCAGCTCCTTGAGCACTAGCAGCGGCGTGCCGCTTTGCACGTGCCAAGAGGCCCAGGTGTGCCGGAAGTCATGAAAGTGGAAATCCTGGATCCCGACCACGGCGCATGCCCTGGCGAGCACACGCCGGTCAACCTCCTGTATAGGGATGGCCTCGCGGTCAGGCACCGATGACCGAGTAAAAACCAGGGTCGGGTGTAGTCCGCGGCGCTGCCGCAGCACCTCCATCGCATCGGCATTGAGCGGCACGGCACGGGCCTTTTTTGATTTCGCGCCTGGCGCCGTGACGTAGGCGTGCCGCTTGGCCATATCGACCTGTGCCCATGTCAGCGATGTGATTTCACCCTGCCGCATGCCTGTGGCGACGGCAAAGAGGCTGAGCTCCTGCATCCAGCGCACCGTCATGGCTTTGATCAGGCGCACGATCACCGGACGCGGCTCCCACCGAACCCGCGTTTCCGGCTCTTCGTGGGTGGTCAGCTTTGGGGCCTTCCTGATCCATCCCCATTCGCCACACAATGACAGGATGCGGCCCATGGTGGCCACGTAGCGGTTGATCGTCGCGGGCGCGAGCGGGACCGCCGGCCGGCCGGAACGAAGTTTATGTGTGGGCGCCGCATCCATCACGTCGCCAGCGGTTAAAGAACGAACCGTCCGATTGCGGAACTGCTCGCGCCAATAGGCCACATGCCGCACCTTGTTGCGGTAGTCGCGTGCATTGGCGTACAGCTTCAGAAAGCGCAGAGCGGCCTCGTCGAAGGTCCGGTCCGGCTCTTCTCCCAATCTGTCCTGCCGCCACAACTCGGCCTTCAGCCGGTCGTGGTACTCCTGCGCGGCTTGGCGGTCTTTCGTTCCAGTAGAGCGTCTAATTCTTTCGCCGCCTGGCGCGCGGAGGTCAAGCCGGTAAATGCCGGAGATTGGGTCTTTGCGGATTGGCATTCTCTGTCCTCGCCGACCCGCAGGTGTAGCCGGGTCACATTTGAGCGTTTTTCGGTCAGCTCAGCAAGTCGGGATGGCCATACCCGCCAGACGCGGGAGCCGGGCAGCCGGAAGCCGATCTGTTTGCGCTTGGCGAATACCGTGCTGTAGGCGAGGTGCAGCCGGTCGGCCGCCTCTTGAAGGGTGAGGGCGCGCTCGTCGATCATGCGACCCTCCTGAGTATCTGATCTTGGGGCGCGTTGGCCGCGATCAATGCAATCGCCGGCGGAGGGCTGACGCTGTTGCCTACCATGTGCACCTGCTGGGATTTGGTGAAAACCCGGCCGTCGTGGCCGTGGCCGATGATGTAGTCCTTGGGGAAGCCCTGCAGGTCGTACAGCTCGGCCGGCGTGAGCATGCGCAGGCGGATGTCGACGACCACGTAGGGGTTGCCCTGGATGTAGACGGTGACCAGCGCCAAGCGGTCCTTGGTGGTCAAAGTGCTGGCCGGGTCGCGCAGGTCGCCCCACTGGCCGCCCTCGCCGTAGTAGCGCATCAGGAATGCTGCGACCTGAAGGGCACCGGCCTCATCGTCGGGCGACAGGTCGTACTCCAGTAGGCCATATCGGGCAGCGCCGGCCAGGATCGTCTGCGCGGGTTCGCGCAGGTCAGAGCCGACTACGTTCTGGCTCATGGCGGTTAGGTGCGCCGTGATGAGCTGCTGCTGGCTGCCGCTGTTCGTGATGGTGGACGCCGCCCGGCGCAGATCGTGAGCCGGCGTGGCGTTGTAGCCCCCGTTGGCTTGCACCATGAATCCCATGGCCAGGGCATGCTTGATGCCGCCGGCGGTGACGGTCCCCAGCGGCTGCTGGTGATCGAGGCAGCGCGGGGCTTGGCCGTCTCGCTCGCCATAGCCGGCCTGGACCAGGACCGGCGCGATGACGGCGCTATCCCCCTTTCGGGTGATGGTGTAGTGCGGCTCACGGGCTGGCCTGGGCTCGCTCTGGCCAGCGCGGCCACCCACGCCCGCCAGCACCGGGGCGACCACGGCATGTGATCCGCCGCGCGGTTTCGCCGTGACCGTGCTGATGGGTTGCCGCGTCGAATGCGAGGCGTCGCGGCTCCAGTTGGCGATGGGCACAATGAACGGATCCGCGGAATCCAGCAGATACCGTTTCATGCCGCGGGCGATGCGCCGCATGGTGGCGTCGGCCAGCGGGCGAGGGCGGTTGAAAATGCTGCGCCCCTCGATGGTCCAGTCGATCCCGTCAGCAGCTGCGCGCCAGCGCTGCTGGCCCTTGGCCGGGTTCTTGAAGTGGGTGGCCTCGGGCCAGACGATGGGCTGGCCGTCTCGGCGGGCCATCATGAATAGGCGCGTGCGCGTGGTGCCGGCGCCGTAGTCGGCGGCATTCAGCTCCCGCCATTCGACGATGTACCCCATGCCGCGCAGGATGGTCACCAAGCGCCGCCAGTGTTTGCCCTGCTGCTTCGGGTCGGGCACCAGGTATTGGTCCTGCACACGCACGCGCTCGCCAGGCTCGGCCACGCTCCCGTCCAGCTTGACCACGCGGCCGGTGGCCCGGTCGCGCTTGGCGATCAGGCGGCCCCATTTCAGGATCTGGACGACGTTCTCCAGGCTGATGATGTCTGGCTTGACCGTGCCGGCCCAGCGGACAGTCACCCAGGCCAGGGCCCGGATGTTCTTGCGCCGCGGCTGGCCGCCCTTGGCCTGGCTGTGGTCGGTGCAGTCGGGCGACAGGTGCAGCCAGCCTACGGGGCGACCGTCCGCGATTCGATACGGACAAACCTCCCACACGTCGGAGATGTGATGCCTCGTCTGCGGGTGATTCACGGCGTGCATGCTCAAGGCATTGGCGTCGTGATTAATGGAGTCGTGGACGTGTTGGCCGGTGGCTATCTCGTAGGCAGTCGACCAACCTCCGCCGCCGGCGAAGATGTCCACGACCAGCTTGGCGGGCAGGCCCAGGACGAGTTGCGGGGTCAGCATTACACCTCTCCGCCGCTCGGTTGCCTCGCAGCCAGCGCGGCCGTGACTTCCGTCTTCAGCTCCGTCAGCAGACGGCCGGCGCGCACCGGGTCGCGAGGACTCGACTCCAGCGCCTCGGCGATCTTGGCGAACAGGGTATTGATCTTCTCTTGGGCATACGTCATGGCTGCTCTCCAATGCGGCGAGCGGCGACCATCGCCACCGCCAGTTGTTCGGATAGGAAAAGCCGCGACATGTCGATGCGCGGCAGGATGTCGTCGATGGCGCTGACGGCCAGGGCCAGCGACGCGGTTTCGTGATCGCGCAGCGCCAGCCCGGCTTCGCACTTCGAGCCGATCTGGATCATGGTCCTCGCGCCGCCCGCGATCAGTGCGGCCTCACGGCTTACCTTGGCGTCGTCACTGATCGCGAGGCTGACCATGTTGAAGATGCCGGCGAGCGCGTCGAAAGCTTCGGCATTGGGTGCCAGCCGCAATGCGGCCAGGGCGCCGTGCATGTGCGTAGCGATCAGATCGCGCAGGCCTGCGGTGATGGGTATCCTCACCAAGCGCTTGCGGTAGGCCTTGCGGCGGGGTGGGCGGGCGCGGGACATGGCTGTCACTCGGTCGCAGCGCCCGATACGATTCGGATCAGGTCCGGCTTGCTGGCGTGGCGCTGCAGCTTGCCGCGCAGCTCCAGGTAGCGGATCGCGCGCTCGACAATCTCGCGGTCGGTAGTCCAGGACCTGGGGCGGGTGGTGTCCAACCAGTGCTGGCCACCGCTCATCGTGGGCGTGCAGTAGGCGCCCAAGTCCATGGCGGCCGCCTCGTCGGCGATGTCCGCCATCAGGGCGTGAAGTTCATCATCGGGCATGGTGGCCTCCTACGATCTTGGTAAAGGTTCCGGTCACGGTGCAGCCGCGATAGCGCAGCGCCTTGGCCAGACGTGCGCGGTCCTTGTGGCTGTGCGACGCCTGGCTGAGCAGCCCGAAATAGCTGTTGGCGCGTGAGGCGATATCGGCGGTGGGCATCGCCTCGATGCGGTCGAGGGCAGCGCCGGCTGTGCGGCGACGGGGGATGCGGCGCCAGGGCTTGATGACCTGGCCTACGAAGTCGATTCCACGGGCGACCGGCTGGATAATCGTCTTGTGTGGGTTGAGCCGCGCGCCGAGGCGCTCCGGCAGGAACGTGTTGATGTCGCGCAGGGCCGCGCTGAGCCACGCGGGCGACTCGTGCAGCAGCACGAAGTCATCCACGTAGCGGCAGTAGAATCGCGCCCTGATCTGATGCTTGGCGTGTTGGTCCAGGGCGTCGAGGTGGACGTTGGCAAAGAATTGGCTGCTGAGGTTGCCGATGGGCAGCCCGGTGTCCGATGGGGCGTTGAATAGGCTCTTGTGGCGCGGCACCAGACCCAGCAGTTTCGGGCTCGTCCTTACATCCACGTCCTCGCGCGGATCGTGGAAGAGGATTGTGGCGGTCAGCGCCAGCCACCAGGGTTCGGTAACCCGGTGCGCCAGCTGGTCGAAAAGGATGCGCTTGTCTATCGCCACGAAGAAGTTGGCGAGGTCGCATTTCAGGTACCAGGCAGGACGCGTCCAGCCGTGCGTGACGCGGCGGGCGTGGCGTTCCACGCGCTGGGCGGCGTACAGCGTGCCGCGCCCCGGGATGCAGGCGCAGCTGTCCGCCACGAAGGCGCGGTGGAACCGCTCGGCGATTTGGTTGTACAGAAGGTGATGAACCACGCGGTCGCGAAAGTCCGCCGCCCACACCTCGCGAGGCTTGGGGTGGGTGACCACGAAGCAAATCGAGCGCCCAGGGCGATACGCGCCACTGATGAGCTCGTCGTAGAGGCTGCAAAGGTTGTGCTCCATGTGGCGCTCGAACGCGATGGCGCTCGCGCTGTTACGCTTGGAGCGCCGGCAATCGAGGTAGGCTGTGACCAGGTCCTCGAAGGCCGGCATCGTTGAATCTGCGGACAGCACGGGCCCGGTACTCGTTGTCCTTGTCGTTGATGTTCTGGTTGCCATCGTCGAAGTTCTGGATCCAGGCGTTGTTGGCGGAGTACTGCGTCGCATCGCGCTATTCACGCCGGCCGGGCGAAGGCGAGAGCCGATCACCTGGGCGGCTGCACGGGACCGATGCCAGCCGCGGCTGGTGGTATCCCTGGCGTGCTTGACGGTGGCCTTGTGGGCCAGCGGCGCGACCAGATTCAAGAGGCGTACGGGCATGATCGCCATGACGGTCATGCGGCAGACGCGGTTCGTGCGGAGTGGCGGCGCCAGCCACCGACCTGCTGGCCGACTCGGTCGCACAAGCGAGCCACGCGCGCGTACTGCTTGGGCGCGATGTACTTCTTGTTGAGGGCGAGCCGGAGCAGGAACGCCATGACATCCTTGCGCTCCAGCAGCTCGTCCAGGTACGGGACCTTGTCGCGGGCAGCGTTGGCCCGGCCGATCAGGACCAGAATCTCGATGCACTCGTCGTTGATGCGACCGCCGAAGGAGCGGGCGAAGTGACGAGGCATGTTGAGCGTCAGGTCCGATACGGTGTCGAGCAGGTCGCAAGCCAGCTTGTAGACGGGCAGGTCGGTGTGGAGTGCCATGGCGTCAAGGCGCTGCGCGCCGAATGGTCAAAGGGTCAAATGATCAATCTGCGGACAGCACGGGCCCGGTACTCGCCGTCCTTGGCGCCGATGCCCTGGTAGCCATCGCCGAAGCTCTGGACCCAGGCGTTGTTGGCGGAGCACTGCGTGCTGCTCCAGTACCAGCCGGGCTCGAAGAGCTCGGGGACGTTGGTCCACATCAGGCGCAGTTCGCGGCGCGAGGGCAGATAGAAGTCGTTGTGGCCGTCGATGTCGAGGCCATAGGCCCATTCGGCGGCGGGGTGATCGCGGCCATCGCTGTAAAGGGCAAAGGTATTGGCTCGACCGTCCCATTCGCACTTCGCGCCCTCGATATCCCGGCCGCGAGGGCCCCAGGTGATGCCGTCGGTGTACGCAGCCGGGTCGGCGGGGACGATCAGGTGATAGTCGGGCTTGCCGTCGTGGCCGCGCATGATGCCGGCGTACACACCGCCCTGGCCGGGCCAGGGCTGGCCGATCCGGGGTGCCGTGGTGACGCGTACCTTGACGGCCGACTGCCCCGGGTCTTGGGCAACCTGGCCGAGAAGCTGGGACAACAGACGCGTGGCCGTGGTCTCGGGAATCTCGACCTCGGTCGAGTGGCGAACTTGAATCATGGACATGAGGGCTCCTAGTGGCGGCGCACCGCCAGGCGTAAAAGAGGGGGAGAGGTCAGCGGACGTTGACGAATGGCAGGGCGGCGCCAGGGATCATCGTGGCCGGCAGCTTGCCGTCCCAGCGTTCCACGGCGTTCAGGTTGACCAGGTTGGTGTTGGCAGCCAGCGCCTCGGCGCGGGCGCGGATGGCTTCGGCCTCGGCGGCTCCCCGCAACTTGATGCCGTCAGCCTCGGCCGTGAACCGCTCGCGTTGCGCATCGGCCTCGGCCTTCGCCTTCACGACCTGGATTTCGGCGTTGATCGTGGCGGTCTCTTTCTGCTGGCGGGTGGTCTCGATCTGCACCTGGGCCAGCATCCGCTGCTCGATGGACTGCTCGTAGGCCTGGGAGAACCCCACCTCTTCGATCTGCACGCCCACGATGGTCACGGGCGCGTCGCCCATGGCGTTGCGGACCGACGCATTCACATCGATGCCCAGCTTTTCCCGCTCCTGGATGGCGCGCACGGCGGTAAATTTGCCGAAGACGTTCTTGACGGCATCGAAGGTGCGCCGTTCCAGGATGCGCGCCTGCAGGTTCGCGAGGCTCCCGTACTCGGAGTACAGCTCGGCGACCCGCTCGGCAGGGATGCGGTAGGTGACCGATACGCGCAGCGTTGCGGGCTGCTGGTCGAAGCTGTAGGCTTCCAACTGGTCGAAGGCGAAAGTATGATCGCGCACCGAGATCTCCTGGACGCTCTCGATGAAGGGCGTCTTGAAGCCGAGGCCTGGGTCGGCCACGCGTACGATCTTGCCGTTGCGTAGCACGACACCCCGCTCGCCCTGGTCGATCTGGTAAAAGGACCCGAAGGCGCAGAAGATCAGCAACAGGAAGGTGACGACGGCGGTGGTGAGATAGAAGACGGCCTTGTTCATTTCTTGGTTCTCCGTGGTTGACGCGATTGCTGGGCAATGAAGGCTCGAATGCCCAGGGTGATGAGGTAGGCGACGACAGCGGCGCCTATGAGGATCAGGGTCATGCGCATGACGGTCTCCGAGGTGGCTAGACGGCGTTCTTGGGGAAGGGCCATTCCTCGGGGGTGGCGATGACTGGCTTGGGCCGCTCGTGCTCGATGGCCTTGTCCGGGTCGCACTCGCGCCAATCGGGCCAGCTGCGGGACTCGTTGTGGACCTGCTTGTCGCGCAGCGCTTGGGCGACCTGTTCCGCGGTGGCGCCGGTGCGCCATGCGCCGTCCAGCGCGAGCAGGGCGACGTCGATCCATTCGGTAGGGCTCTCGGGCTGCTCCAGGATCTCGATCAGTTCCTTGCGGATGTGATCGACGATGCCCTGGGTGCGCGCGCCAGGGCCGAAGGTCTCGGCGGAGAACTCCATCTGCCGCTTGAGGTGCTTCACCAGGTCATAGCTGCGCAGGGCCTCGTCGGCTTTGGGCGGCCGGGCCTGGGCGATGTGCTTGGCCGTGGCACGGGTCTTGCCGGCCTTGGCGGCGATCTGGACGGCGTCGGCCAGTACCGCGGCGGTCTGGGTGCCGTGCTGCTTGAGCGCTTTGCGCGCCTCCGTGGCGGAGACCTTGCCGCTGCGCACCAGATCCCGGACTTCACGCGGCGATCCGATGAGGTCCAGCAGCTCGCCCACGTAATTGACGGCCTTGAAGTTGAGCCGCTTGGCGATGGTCGCGTCGTCCAGGCCCATGGACTGCAGGCGCTTGCACACCACGGCAATCTCCAGCGGCGTGAGCGGCTTGCCTGTGTTGCCGGTCACCAGGGCGACCGTGAGGTCTTCCAGATTCGTGCCTCGCGGCTTGATCACCACTGGCAGGACGGTGCCCTCGTAGCCTTCTTCCACCGCCAGGTCAAAAGCAGCAAGGCGGCAGTGGCCGTCGGTCAGGCAAATCTCTTCCCTGCCTTCGTCGTTCTTGGCGACGAAGCCGACCAGCGGCTTGTCGTAAAAGAAACCGTCGGCCTTGATCGAGTCGGCTATCCAGCGGACGTGCGCCTTGGTCGTGTCGTCCTCGGGGTCGCGTACGTTGAAGCCCGGCATGACGACGATGTGCTGCCGGGGCACTTTCCAGAGGTCGGCGGAAATCGCGCCGGCGGCGGCCATCGCGGCTTTGACGTTGCCGTTGACCAACTGGCGGTCGAACTGCGTAGGCAGGGTAGTGGTCATGATCGAGGTCAGTCCTGGACGTTGCTGCAGATGTTGATCAGGCGCGGCTGGAACTGCGCACGCGCGGCGGCCTGGCGCATCAGCGCAGACAGGCGGTACTCCCGGCCGGTGCTCGCGATCTGACGCGGGGTAGCAACGGCGGGAATGGAGTAGTCCGGCGCGGCAGCCGGCTTAGGGGTGCGGGGCTTTGGCATGGTCATCCTCACGGAGGCGGGATGCGACGGCGTCGCGGAATGCCACCAGGGCGTCGTAAACGAGGGCGCTAGTGGTGGAGTCGTTGTGCAGGGTGCGGTCGGCCGGAATGTCGCCAACCCCCAGTTCGCTGACATGGTTGGCGCTGGCTTCGTCGGCCAGCTGGCGGCGGATGCGCCAGACCTCGCCGCCCAGCCCCTTGATGAAGGCCGCCTCGTTCAAGAAACGGACATCGGTGATCACGATGCGGCGCCAGCCATCGCGGTGCAGCTGCTCAATGGTCTCGTGCGCGCGGTACAGCCAGTAGTCCTGGCCGTCCTGCCAGCGCCGGTACTCGGTGCCCCACCAGCGCATCGCCCACCGAGGGCTGATGGCTTTGTCGTAAGGCACACCGAGCCGACCCATCAGCTCGACAAATCGGGCGTCGTTGCAGCGCGATAGCGCCAGCGCGGGCGTGGGCGCTTCCTTCTGGCTTCGGTCTGTGAAAAGGCGCAGATCAACGCCGTAGGCTGCGACCAGCTCGCGACGCACGGCGTCGGCAAAGGCGAAGGGATGGAACGCATGCGCGTCGGCCAGGATGTTGGCGCAGGTATCCTTGCCTGCGCCGGCCCGGCCGGCCATGCCGACGATGAGATACGGGCCCGTGCGGGCCTTCGCGGGGATGGTCGCTGTCATTGGTCGAGGTCGGTGTCGAAGTCGCCGGCCGCTGCGCGGCGGGCGTCAAACTTAGTTTTGAGAGGGCGAGTGGCGCGATGGGCCTCGGCCAGCGCGAGGGCAGTGTTGGTCAGCGCGATGCGCAGGGCGATGCCGACGGGGCTGGCCAGGATCGTGTCCAGGTCCCCGTGGCAGCGGGCCGCGCGCATCGCGCTTTCCAGTTGCTGGCGGCTGACTTCGGCTCGCATCGCCGCCGCCTAGCGCTGGACCGTCAGCAATGGGGCGTCGCTGACGTGCTGCATGAGCAGGGCGCCGTCCGGATTGACGTAGACGCACGCATAGCGGCCTGTCTGCGGCTCGTGCCAGAGCTCGCCCTGCGAGCCGCAAGCCCGCGCGATCATGCGCGTACGTCGCTCGTCTTCGGCCTTGAACAGCCGGGCGTCGTTGCCGGCGACGTGGAGGCCGTACGCGAAGATCGCGGCCGGGACGAGGGCGGCGGCAACAACCACCGCCGAGTTGCTGAGAATCCGCTTCATGGGGCTCTCCCGTGCTTGCCTAGGGGTGAATGGCCGAATTACTCAATGACCAATCTGCGGACAGCACGGGCCCGGTACTCGCCGCCCTTGTCGTCGATGTCCTGGGTGCCATCGCCGAAGCCCTGGAACCAGGCGGTGTGGGCGGAGTACTGCGTGCTGCTCCAGTACCAGTCTTTCTGGAAGAGGTGGGGGACCGTGGCCCAGCACAGCGCCAGTTCACGCTGGGCCGGCAGGTACCAGTCGCCGCGGCCATCGACCTCGGTGGTCGCGACCTTGTCGGCAGCGGGGTGCTCCGGGGCGGCCGCGTTCAGCGCCTGCGTGTTGGCCTTGCCGTCCCAGGTTGACGACGCCCCGGTCTGGCGCTTGCCGTAGCCGCCCCAGGCGAGGTTGCTGAAATCGCCTTCCTCGCCGGAGACGATCAGGTGGTACAGGGTGCCGTCGTCGCCGCGCATGATGCCGGCGTAGGTGCCGCCCTGCTCGGGCCAGAGTTCGCCGACACGCGGCGGGGTGGGGATGGTGGTCAAGGTGGTCTCCCGTAGTGGCCCGGAATGGGCTTGCGGGAGAATGCTAGCGCAGCGCTAATCTCTATGTCAATAGCGCAGCGCTAATCTTTTGACTTGAGGAAGTCCTAGTATGCGATCGTGATGCTCACGCGGGGATGTTCAAGGTCGTCAGGTGCCCAGAAGCTAGCTACTGTGCTGGCAATTTCAGTGCCATCGTCCATGATCGGAGCGAGCCGCTTTGCAAGCGTGCGGTCAATGTACCCAATCTGCACTTCAGTCTTAAAAACCCACGCAACCCGCGCTAGGAGATATACGCCGATGGCATTGCTATCGTGGGGGTTGGTGGGCTCCCTTTTGAGGATAATCTTCGCCCCATTGCGGCAGTATCGTCGAATCAGGCCGGCGCGCGGGATTCCGTTGCTATTTCTAAATCCGGTTCCTACGATGATTGTGTTTCGGCGCTGCTTCATTTGGGCCTCTATGGTCGCCGTCATGCAGACGAATCTTGTTTCTCAAGAATCATCATGTTACTGGAGGGAAAAATTTTTTTGATGCGGATGGAAGCCAAATAATCCGCCCGTCATCGGAACGAAGAAGATGGGAATACTTAGGCACACTGTCGTCCGATCCGGCTATGCCGCTTTGCCATTCTGGTTGCCAGGTTTCGGCTGGGCCTTTTTTGCATCGAGCCTCTCCAATTCGCTATCAATTTTCCCTTCTAGGAAGCTCAAATCGTCGGGACTCAACGAGGTAATGCGTTCGCGACTAATCCGACCGAACGGCCAAATGTTCTTCTCCAGATCTGGGTCCGTGTCCATCCAGCCGCGCGGCTTGTTGAGTGCTGATTCAAGAGCTCGCGCCATGGGAGACCCCATCTCTTTCGGCTTACCAGTTTTACTGCCGGCTGATCGGTTCAATATCTGGCTGTACGTTGAGTCGCGATCAACCTTGCCAGTAGCACGATTCAACTCGGCAGCGGACCCAACTTCTGCAATAAGTTGCTTGAGCCGCACAAGGCGGACCTCTTCCACGGTTTTCATGTTGATAATTTGATAGCGCTCCGCTAATTGTGTGGCGTAGCGCAGCGCTGTTGACGATTCAATTAGCGCTGCGCTAAGATTGCGACATGCGCCTATCCGACCTCTATCCCACGTTGACCCCGCCCGAGCGCGCGACCCTTGCACGGCGGGCGGGAACTGACGCGGGCTACCTCTGGCAGCTAGCAACTCGTTGGCGAGGGAAGCGGGCAAGCCTGAAGATGATCCAACGTTTGTGCTCAGCGGACGCCCGTCTGACGGTCGTTGACTTGGTGAGCGAATTTGCAGAGCCGAGCAGTGAGCGCGCGGACGGCAATGGCGCAGACGTTTGTAAATCTCTCGGCCAGGAGTTCCCCAATGCTTAAGTGGCTTCGCAACCTCATGCGCCCGTCGGTGGATGTGACGGTCACCAACCTGACGCCCGATGATTTGGAAATATCCGTCGAGCGAGATAGTGCGGGGGTTCGCATCATTGTGTCTCGTCGGGAAACCGCGCAGATGAGATTGCGCAGAGAACAACGCGTGCGAGCCATTGTTCATCAGGAAGTCGCCCTCGCGCGTAGGAGGAAGTGATGGCGCACTCAATCGCCGACCAAGTGGCGCGTCGAGCACAGGCCTGGGCGCTGGCTGCCGGCTCGACCTTGAAGATTCGCGGCCGCATATCCCCAACCATGATGGCGATACGTGGAAGCCAACGAACGGCAGAGCAGCAAGCCTTGCTGGCTGCTGCCTGCGAGTTGTTCGATCTGCTGCGATCAACTCCCGAGGGTCGGCAGGCCCTTGCTGATCTCGGCCTTGAGCCACTCCCTGAGCAGCGAAAAGCTGAATGAAGCTGAGGGCTTGATGACACTCTCTTTCGCCTTTCTCCACAGCGTATCGCTTCGTATCTGGTCGGCGAATTCCTGGCCGTCCCATGTAAGGCGCCGGATGGCCATCTCGGTTCCGGCGTCGCCATACTCGGTCACGGTGGCGTCTACCAGCCCGGCTTCCTGCATGAGCACCACGTGTTCGGAGAAGACGGTAGTGTCTACCCCGTCTATTTCTTCCAGCCACTTCCCGGGTGGCAATTCCGTTGCCGCGAGCGTGATGCGGCGCACGATGTCCATATCGCGTTTCATGGTCAGCCCCTCCTCGAAGGGTTTCGTGTGTGAGAGCCGAAATCATAGTAGGTTGGGGCTGACCTCCCATTTCAAATCCTTTGTGCAGTGCGGAAACAGGCCTGCATCGTATGGCCGCGGGATCCCGCCGTCCACGAGAATCGCCGGCCATTTTCGGGAGGCACGATGACCAAGCGTTACGCCGAGACCCATTGGAGGGGCGCCCTGTACAACGCGTTGCGGGCGGCGCCCGATGGCGTGGCAGGCTTCTGCGCCTGGGCGGCCGAGTTCCGGGACCGCCGCATCGCGCCCAAGACGCTCTACAAGCGGCTGGACGGGTCCGACCCGGCCGAGCGCATGACCGTCGAGGACGCCGAGCTCATCACGGAGTACCTGAAGCGGCATTGCGCGACGCGGGACCGTTCGCGCTCCTGGATCGTCGCGCTGGCCGCCGCGCACGACCTGGCTGCCATCGAGCTGGACGCTCCGCCGCCGGCAGGCGGCTGGCCGTGCGAACTCACGGCCATCATGGAGAAGGGGTTCACGCTGTCCGAGCAGGGCGGGATTCTGTCGGGCATGCTGGCCGGCGCACTGCGTGACCGCCATATCACGATGCGCGAGGCCGAAGAGATTCGCGGGCAGTGCCATGCCGAGATTCGGCTACTTCTGCGCCTGATGCGCAATGTGGAGCGGGCGGCCGAGCAGGGCGCAACGCTGGCCTCCCTCGGGAGCGAGGAATGAAGGCCGGGCGCAAGTCAAGGGGCCGGCCATTGGGCCCCGTCGCGCGTGCCGTCCTGGAGGTCCTGGGTGACGATGCGCTGACCGCGCGGCAGATCGGCGTACTGCTGTGCTTGTCGCACGTCGCGGCGAAGAAGACATGCAGCCGTCTGGCGAGCTATGGCCTTCTGAGGGTGGTTGAGCGTGTCCCGGTCAGCGGCGCACACAAGCCCGTCGCTCGGTACACGTGCGCCACCACGCCTGAGTCTGCTTCGCTGCAATGACGAATTCGCATCAACCTGCATGGCGGCATAGCGACCGCCAGGCCCAACCGTCGGCGGTGGCCTATGGCTGAGCGGATAGACTTTGCCGCGATTGCCGATGCCGCCCTGGCGCGTGCGTCGGTCCTGGTGCCGCAATGGTTGCCCGGCGGGCGGCGCGAGGGCCACGAATGGCGCTGTGGCAGCATCCGCGGCGAACCCGGCACATCGTTCGCCGTCAACCTCAATACGGGCGCATGGGCCGATTTCGCGAGCGATTCGGACAGAGGCGGCGATCTCATCGCCCTGTATGCGGCAATCTTTACCGACGGGGACCAGGGCAAGGCCGCTCGCGAGCTCGCTCAATCCCTGGCCATGGAGCCGCGCACGAGCCCGGCGCCGGCTCGCAAGTCCGCTCCCAAGCGCACGCCCTGGCAACCCGTTCTGCCCGTGCCGGCCGATGCGCCTGCGCCGCCAGTCGCGCACCCGGTGCGCGGTCGGCCTGAGCTGCGCTGGGAGTACCGCGCCTGCGCTGGAGAACTGCTGGGCCTGGTGTATCGCTTTCGCACGTCAGACGGCGGCAAAGAGGTCTTGCCCTGCGTGTGGGCGACCAATCCGGAGCGTGGGCAGGCTGAATGGCGCTGGATCAGCTTCCCGGAGCCACGGCCACTCTATGGGCTGGAACACCTACGCGTTGCGAAGACCGTCCTTGTGGTGGAGGGCGAGAAGTGCGTCGACGCGGCCAGGGCCGAACTGTCGGAATGGTTCGATGTGGTGTCCTGGCCTGGTGGCGGCAGGGCAGTGGATAAGGCGGACTGGTCGCCGCTACGCGGGCGCAAGGTCGTTATATGGCCCGACTGCGACAGCAAGCGGGAAAAGGGGGATGCGCCCGAGCATGAGCGCCCGTTCCTGCCGCAGGAGAAGCAGCCCGGGGTGCTGGCGGCGAAGGCCGTGCTCGCGCAGCTGCTCGCCCAGGACTGCCAGGTGCGCCTGGTCGAGATTCCCGCCATCGGCGAGAAGCCCGACGGCTGGGATGTGGCCGACGCCATAGCCGACGGCATTACCGGGCGAGCGCTGCGCGACTGGATCGTCGAACGCCTGCGCGAGCCAGTGAGTGACGTGCGGCCTTCGGCGGCCGATGACGCGCCGGCGGAAGGGGCTTCTACCCCTCAACGCGCTGGCGCGGGCCGTGATCATTGGACACGCCGACTGCTGCGCAAGCCCCGGGGCGGCTGGGAAGACTGCAAAGAGAACGTGGCCATCGCGCTGGAGGATCACCCGGCGCTGAGGGGGGTGCTCGCCTACAACGAGTTCTCGGGCCGCATCGAGAAGCGAAAAGCGCCGCCCTGGCCGACCCGTGAGGGCGAGTGGACCGAGGACGATGATCGCGAGCTCGGCATGTGGCTGGGCGTGACTTGCGAGCTGCTCATCCGCAGCACTCGGACTGTAGGCGAGGGCGTGCAGATCGTCGCCAACCGCAACCGTCATCACCCGGTGCGCGAGTGGCTGGAGTCGCTGGTGTGGGACGGCAAGGACCGCAACAGCACCTGGCTACGGGACTGCCTGGGCGTCGAGGGCAGCGAGTACGCGGCCCTGGTCGGCACGCTCTGGCTCCGGCAGGCCGTCAACCGCATCATGCGGCCCGGCTCGAAGGGGGACTACGCGCTCATCCTGGAGGGGCCTCAGGGTCTACGGAAATCGACGGCGCTCAAGCGCCTGGGCGGCGAATGGTTCTCTGACGCGCCTCTGGACCTGAACAGCAAGGACGCCATGATGTCCATCGCCGGCGTCTGGATATACGAGATTGCCGAGCTGGATGCCTTCAACCGGGCGGAATCGACGCGCATCAAGGCGTTCATGACCATGACCGAGGACCGTTACCGGCCGCCGTACGGGTCGCGGTTCATCACGCAGCCTAGGCAGACCGTGTTCGCCGCGACGACAAACAACGACGAGTACCACAAGGACCCGACCGGCAATCGGCGGTTCTGGTCGGTGCTCTGCCGCAAGGTCGATCTGGACCTCGTCGAGCGCCAGCGCGAGCAAATGTTCGCGCAAGCCATGGCTGAGGTTCTGGAGGGCAAGCCCTGCTACCCGACGCGAGAAGAGGAACGCCGTCTCATCGCGCCCGAGCAGGAGAAGCGCGAAATTGTCGACCCGTGGATGGAATACATCATCCGCTGGACAGGCGACCCGGAGCGGGCCTTCCAGCAGGAATTCAGCACGGCCGACATTCTCAAGGGGGCTATCCAGATGGCCGCCGACCGCATGGACGGCCAGCGCAGCGCAGCGACCCGCGTGGGCAACTGCATGAAGAAGCTGGGCTGGGGCAAGCGCCGCGGCGGCAAGGGCGACTATCGGCCATGGGTCTATGTGCGTCCGGAATCGGCTTCGCCGGGCGGCAGCTCGAATAACGGGGTAGAGGACGATGCTCTGCCCATTTGACCTCGTCATGGGCCTTCGGCCCGTTCACCTTCGCCACTTCCAGGGATGGGTGGGCACGGTGCGCATGCGCGCGCTGCGTCCAACCCGAAAAGGTTGGGCAGAAGGTTGGACGGCTGAAGACCCGCATAAACACTGGGTTTGTCCAACCGTCCAACCTGTCCAACCTAGTTTCTACGCATGCACGGGCGCGCACGCACGCGAGACGTGCGCAATGTTGCGGGATTCCACTTTGAAACTGGAATTCAGGTTGGACAGGTTGGACGGTTGGACAAAGCTAGGAAAGACGCGGCTTCTGAGGCGTCCAACCCCTGTCCAACCTTGAGCGAGGTTGGACGGATGAGTAAAGGACTTCGAGACCAGATGCCAGAGGTGGCGGCCTTCGTCGATTCCTTGCGCGATGTTTTCGGCAAGGCGTCCATCGACGGGCAGATTCGGCGAGGGATCGCCGGCGAGCCGGTGTTTTACGCGAGCGAGAACGGGCACGAGATTGGCACGCCGCTGCCAGGGATGGAGCGGTTCAAGACAGCAGCGAGGGATGACGATGGAACGGATAGGCTGGGTTGACCAGCGGCTGAAGGAATGGGCCAGCTGGGTGGAAAGCGGCGGCGGCGGGTATGGGTGCCCGGCCGTCTATGACGAGAACCGTGTCGATCAGACGGCCGACGTGAGGGCAGGGTTGCGCAACACCGATCCCGCGGTGGACGCATCGGCCCTGGACACCGACCGCGCCGTCGCGGCGCTCCCGCCCGATGTGAAGCGTACGGTGATCGCTGCGTACCGCTGGGAAGGTGGCCAGCAGGCGATAGCGGACAAGCTGGGCATCACCCGGGCCACGCTGCACCGTCGGCTGTGCCATGCCGACCGGCGTATCGCCGAGTGGTTCGAGATGAGGCGGCAGCGTGCGGCCGATATCCGTAACAACTTGAATTATGCGACTTATACATGAGCGCGCATAATCCGGTACATTCCAGCGGAGCTTGCGACACTAGCACGCTGAAACCGAAGGCCCGGCCCACACAGCCGGGCCTTTTCTTTTGCGGTGGGGTAGCGCAGTTGGCAGCGCGTCGGGCCCATAACCCGAAGGTCGCAGGTTCGAATCCTGCCCCCGCAACCATTCTTGGCAGCCCCCGTAGCTGGGATCGGTCTGGCGCAAAGTCATCGCCTCCCTCCGCGTTGTGGCCCGCATCGTAATTCCAGCAGGGCAGAAGTACTCCATGGCTACCGCATCGCCCAAGCCTTGCCGTCATGCCGGGTGTCCGGCACTCGTCTATGACGGCTCGGGCTGGTGTGACCGCCACCGGCCGGCGGCCTGGTCGGAGAAGCGCGGCGGATCGACGAAGCGCATCACTGGCCGCAAGCTGCAGCGCATGCGCGCTGAGCTGTTCGCCAGCGAGCCGTTGTGCGCGGAGTGCCTGCGCCAGGGACGCGTGAGATTGGCGACCCAGCGGGACCACATCCGGCCGCTCTTCGAGGGTGGCACGGAAGACCCGTCGAACGTGCAGGGCCTGTGCGACGCCTGCCACGACGTGAAGAGCCTGGCCGAGCGGCAGCGGGCCCAGGGTAGGACGACGTACAGATGAAGCCAATCCCGAAACTTCACGGCTACTTCGCGACAGAGGAAGGAGCCATTATCTCGATGCGTTCAGGGCAGCCCCGGGCTATCCGTCAGCGCCTGAACGATGGCTACCAGGTCGTGACGTTGAGCGTCTGTGGGCACGGCAAGGCAAAGCGCAGGCACCGATTTGACGTGCACCGTCTGGTCCTGCTGGCCTATGCGGGTGAACCGGCGTCACCAGGGATGCAGGCTCGGCACCTGAATGGTGTGCGAGCTGACAACCGACCCAGCAATCTGTCTTGGGGCACGCCTCAACAGAATGCCGCCGACGCGATTGCGCACGGCACACTCGGGCCGGGCATGAGAGCACGTCATCGACGATTGAGCGAGCACGAGGTTCAGCGGATCGTGGAACGAAGGCTCGCCGGCGAAGCGGTCGCCGTCCTGGCATCCGAGTTCAACGTGAGCAAGGGATACATCCCGAAGCTGGTGAGCGGCGCTCGGTGGGCGTGCATCGGCCGACCGTGATCGAGTGACAGGAGGGGTGGCCAGAAACTTCACTGGCTCTAGACGGAAACCGGCCGCCCAGTCTTCTTTTTCGCACGCTTCATTTTTGGAATAGGGGGGGGGTTAGCCGCCCTCCCGACGATCATGGCAGCACAACATCCATATCCCGTACCTGCAGCAGGGGCCGGGCCGGGGACAGTTGCGCCCGACGCGAACGTTGTCCCGGTGGAAACGCCGGATCCCGCGGCCAAGCTGAGCGCGAAGGAGAAGCGCGTATGGGACCACGTGACGGCCGCCTTGCGCGACTGCGGTCTGATCCACCGCACCGACGCGATCATGCTGACGGTCATCTGCCGGACGTTCATTCGGTGGGTGGATGCCGAGGAAGAACTGAGCAAGCTGATCAAGGACAACAAGGGCTCGTACCTGGTGACGACGCCGAAAGGGTACGAGCAGCCGCACCAGCTGTTCTACCTGACGCGCACGCTCAAGCGCGAGCTGTTGCAGTGGCTGCCTGAGGCGGCGCTCACCATCCCCTCGTTCCAGAAGGTGATGGGCGAGCGCGCGCTGCCGGGCCAGGGTGACCTGTTCGGCGACGACCCCGTGGAGAGCCACCGCCGCCGCCGGACGGCCGCGGGGATGCGCGCGGTATGACGCCGGTCCAGTCGTATGACTGGGAGTGGTACGGCCGTGAGGTCATGGCTGGGCGCATCCCGGTTTGCCGTCTGACGCGGCTGGCTGTGGAGCGCCACTATCGTGATCTGGAGACCGGTGCGGAGCGCGGCCTGTGGTTCTCCGAGGCGCTGGCGCAGCACGCGCTGGAGTCGTTCCTGTTCCTGCGGCATTCGAAGGGAGAGTGGGCAGGCCGCCAGTTCGAGCTGGCGCCATGGCAGCAGTTCTGGATCGCGCTGGCGTTCGGCTGGATGCGCCTCGACGGCACGCGGCGGTTCCGGGAGGTGTGGGAAGAGGTCCCGCGCAAGAACGGCAAGTCGACCAAGCTGGCCGGCATCGGCCTGTACCTGTTCACCTTCGACGGTGAGGGTGGCGCGGAGGTGTACAGCGCGGCGACCAAGATGGAGCAGGCCAAGATCACGCACAGCGAAGCCGTGCGCATGGTCGAGGCCTCGCCCCACCTCAGGCGAAGTCTGGCGATCCGGCTGAACGAGATCTACGACCCTCGGCCGGGGCGGGCGGACAAGTTCATGCCCCTGGGGCGTGATGCCAAGAGCCTGGACGGCCTGAACCCGCATGGCGGCATCTTGGACGAGGTGCATGCGCACCCGACGCGCGAGATCTACGACGTGATCAAGTCCGGCATGGGCTCGCGCAAGCAGCCGATGATCTGGCAGATCACGACGGCTGGTTTCGATCTTTCGTCGTTCGGTTACCAGCAGCATGAGTATGCCGAGAAGGTGCTGGAAGGCATATTCGAAGACGACGAGCTACTGGTCATCATCTACACCGTCGATCACCCAGACCGCTGGGACGACCCGGTGGAGATGGCCAAGGCCAACCCGAACCTCGGGGTGTCGGTGTACGAAGAGCAGCTGCGGGCGATGGTGGAGCGGGCCAAGCGCCAGCCCAGCGAGCTGCCGAACGTGCTGACCAAGCGGCTGAACATCTGGCTGCGTGGGGGTTCGCGCTGGGTGCCGGCTGACTCCTGGAAGGCGTGCGGCGACAGCAGCCTGAGCATCGAGGACTTCGCGGGCGAGCCCTGCTGGGTCGGGCTGGACCTCGCCGAGAAGAAGGACGTGGCGGCGCTGTGCATCGTTTTCAAGCGCGACGGCAGGTACTACGCGTTCTTCAGGCTGTACCTGAACGAGGAACAGGTGCAGGCGCCCGAGAACCGGCACTACTTTGCCTGGGAACAGTCGGGACACCTGATCATGACGCCGGGCAACGCCACGGACTTTGATGTGATCCGGCGCGATCTGGTGGACCTGTCGAAGCAGGTCTCGGTGCAGGAGGTCGTGTACGACCCGAAGTTCGCCACGTATTTCGCAGCGAAGCTGCGCGATGAGGACGGGTTGCTCATGGTCGAGATGCCCCAGACCTCCAGCCGGTTCACGTTGCCGATTGTGTCGGTCGAAAACTTGGTTTTGACGAAGGACCTGCAGCACGACGCCAATCCAGCCGTGGCCTGGATGATCAGCAATGTGGTGATGCGGGAGTCGAAATTCTCCGGCCTGAAGCATCCGACCAAAGAGAAACCCGAGAACAAGATCGACGCCGCCATCGCGCTCATCCAGGCCATGAGCCGGGCGCTCAGCTCGGATGGCGAACCCGATATGTCCGATTATTTCAAGAACCCGGTGGTGGGATGAAACCAAAGACCAAGCGAGTGGGCCGGGTACGAGCGGCGATCCTGGGGTGGCTCGGGGCACCGTTCGGACTGACCGACGCGGATGCCTGGGCCCGCCTGGGGGTGTCGTCTTCGGCCGGCATCAATGTCAACAACACGAATGTGCTGACGCTGTCGGCCGCATGGGCCTGCGGGCGCTTGATCTCGGAGACCATTGGCACGCTGCCGCTCGGCATGTACGAGAAAACCCGCGACGGGCGGCGCCCGGCGCCGCAGCATCCGCTGGACTTCATTCTGGGGACCCAGCCGAACAGCGACACGGTGTCGTCAGTCCACTGGGAAGCGGTGATCGCCGCCATGCTGTTCCGGGGCGCGGCCCGGTGCGAGAGGTTGATGGTCGGCGACCGGCTGGTGGGCCTCGAATTCCTGAACCCGGATCGGCTCACCATCACCCGCGGCGCGGACGGTAACAAGGAATACCGGTACACCGACGACAGCGGGCGGCAGCGCAAGATCCCGGCCTCGCGCATCTGGACCATTCCGGGGTTCTCGCTGGATGGCAAGAACGGTGTCTCAGTCATCCGGTATGGGGCGAACGTTTTCGGAGCCGCCCTGGCGACAGACCAGGCCGCCACCGGCACCTTCAAACGTGGCCTGATGCCGACCGTCTGGTTCAAGTATCCCCAGCTCCTGAAGAAGGAGCAGCGCGAAGAAGCCCGGGAGATGATCGAGAACCGGCTGTCTGGCGCCATCAACGCCGGCAAGCCCGCCATCCTGGAGAACGGGATGGAGGTCGGAAATCTGGGCATCAACCCGGACGACGCGCAGCTGCTGGAGTCTCGCCGGTTTTCTGTCGAGGAGATCTGCCGCTGGTTCCGGGTTCCGCCGTGGATGGTGGGCCACACCGACAAGAGCACCAGCTGGGGTACCGGCATCGAGCAACAGATGATCGGGTTCTTGACCTTCACGCTGGCGCCCTGGCTCAAGCGGATCGAGCAGTACATCGTCAAGGACCTGATGAGCCCGGCCGAGCGCGGCCGGTACTACCCCAAGTTCGCGGTCGAGGGCCTTCTGCGTGCCGATAGCGCTGCTCGTGCTTCCTTCTACAGCGTCATGGTGAACAACGGCATCCTTACCCGCGACGAGGTTCGCGAGCTGGAAGACCGCGCACCGATGGGTGGCAATGCTGCCGTCCTGACCGTTCAGACTGCTCTGGCGCCGCTGGACACCATCGGCGAGACCACGGCCGATCAGCAAGCCCGCGCAGCGCTCGCTGCGTGGCTCAAGGATTCCCTCGCGGAACCGACTACCTGAGGTAATTCCCCATGAGCATGAAATCCCTTCCGCGTGCAGCGGAGGGCCGCCCCTGCGCGGCCATTGCGAGCCACCTGTCGCCGCGGGCGCTGGAACGTTGGGACGCCGGCCTGCGTGCCGCCGCCGACGACGACGAGGACCGCTCCATCAGCATCTATGACGTGATCGGCTACGACTGGTGGACCGGCGAGGGCGTGACGATGAAGCGCGTCGCTGGGGCGCTGCGGAGCCTCGGCGCGGGCCCGGTGACCGTCAACATCAACAGCCCCGGCGGCGACATGTTCGAAGGGCTGGCGATCTACAACCTGCTGCGCGAGCACAAGGGGGAGGTCACCGTCAAGGTTCTGGGCCTGGCGGCGAGCGCCGCCTCGATCATCGCCATGGCCGGGGACAAGCGCCAGATCGCCCGCGCGGGCTTCTTCATGATTCACAACTGCTGGGTGGTCGCCTCCGGCAACCGCCATGACCTGCGCGAGATCGCCGACTGGATGGAGCCGTTCGACGCGTCGATGGCTGACATCTACCTGGCACGCACCGGCCTGAAGTTGGCGGAAGTCCAGAAGCAGATGGACGGCGAGACCTGGATCGGCGGTTCCAGCGCCGTCGAGCAGGGCTTCGCGGACGAGCTGCTGGCTTCCGACCAGGTCGGCAAGTCCGAATCCAAGGCTTCGGCCAGCGCGGTGCGCCGAGTCGAGGCTGCCATCCGGGCGGCTGGCCTGCCGCGCAGCGAGGCCCAGCGCCTGATCCACGAATTCAAGTCCAGCCTGAGCGACTCGGCTGGCAGCGGTGAGCGCGATGCCACCGAACGCAGCCTGAGAGACTCGGCTGCATTGAGCACCACCGCCTCCCTGGCGGCATCTCTCACCAACATCATCCCAACGAGGTAATCATGTCTCATCCCGAAAAAGACATCGAGAATATCAACGCCAGCCTGAAGGAAATCGGCGACCAGCTCAAGTCGTACGCCGACCGCGCCGACAAGGAAATCAAGGCCCACCAGAAGCTGTCCGAGGAAACCCGGGCCAACGTGGACAAGCTGCTGACCCAGCAGGGTGAGCTGCAGGCTCGACTGGCCACCGCGGAGCAACTGCTGGCGAAGGTGCAGAACGGCGGCGGCGATGCGGCCGGACCGCGCACCGTCGGCGAGCAGATCACCGAGAGCGACGAGTTCAAGGCCTTCGCTGCCAACCCCCGCGGCAGCTTCCGCATGGGCGTGCAGGCTGCGATCACCACCGGTGCGGGCTCGGCCGGCGATCTGGTGGTGCCGGACCGTATCCCGGGCATTCAGGCGCCCGCGCTGCGCCGTCTGACGATCCGCGACCTGATCAGCTGGGGCCGCACGACCTCGAACAGCATCGAGTATGCCCGCGAGCTGGTCTTCACCAACAATGCGGATGTCGTGTCCGAGAATCCGTCGGGCGGCAAGCCCCAGTCGAACATCACGTTCGAGGCCGACAGCGCGCCCATCGTGACCATCGCGCACTGGGTGCCGGCATCCAAGCAGGTGCTGTCCGACGTGCCGATGCTGCAGAGCTACGTCGATGGCCGCCTACGCTACGGTCTGAAGTTCAAGGAAGAAGCGCAACTGCTCAAGGGCAGTGGCGTGGGCCTGAACATCGACGGCATCTACACGCAGGCGTCCTCGTACGCCAACCCGGGCGTGGCCGTGCAGGCGGAAACCCGCATCGACCGGCTGCGCCTGGCGCTGCTGCAGGTGGAGCTGTCCGAATACTGGGCCGACGGCATCGTGATCAGCCCGCTCGACTGGGCTGCCATCGAACTGACCAAGACCACGGACAACGCCTACCTGTTCGCCAACCCGCGCGCCCAAAACCTGCCCGGGCTCTGGGGTCGCAACGTCGTGCCAACGCAGGCCATGGATGCGGGCGACTTCCTGGTCGGTGCGTTCGGCGGCGGCCTGGCCGTGGAAGGCTGGGACCGCGAGGATGTCAGCGTCACCATCTCGCTGGAAGACCGCGACAACTTCATCAAGAACATGGCCACCATCCTCTGCGAAGAGCGCGTGGGCCTGACCGTGTATCGGCCCCAGGCCTTCGTGAAGGGCGATTTCACCGGGCTCGAAGTCGCGTCGTAAGCAGTTGAGGCTGGCGGCGGTGCCGCCAGCTTCTCTTCTCGATGGGGAATCAAATGGAGCAGGAAGTTATCCCGGTGCAGTCGTTCGACCACGGCGGCACCCGTCGGCGGGGCGAGGCGTTTCTCGTCTCGCGGAAAGTGGCCGAGCAGCTGCGCCGCAACGGCCTGGTGGTCTTCGGGCGGGAGGCTGATCCCAGCGTCCCTTCGCCGGCCGCTGGCAAACCGTCGTCTGCCTCGCCAGCGGCCCCAGCCTCACGCCGGCAGACTGCGCGGCGGTCCGCGCCTGGCGCGAAGGGGGGCCAGGGCGAGGCGTCTTCGTAACAAACTCGACGTTCCTGGCCGCGCCCTGGGCAGATGTGCTCTATGCGATGGACCGGGACTGGTGGGGGAAATACGTCGAACAGGCCCGGCGTCAGTTTGCCGGAGAGCTGGTGTGTCCCCTGATGAATTGCCATGGCGTGCGTCACGCCAAATTCGACCACGGGTCGAACTCCGGCGCCGGCGCGATATCGCTGGCAGCCCATACGGGCGCCCGGCGCATCGTACTGGTGGGCTACGACTGCCAGCTGACGGGCGGGCGGTCGCATTGGCATGGCGACCATCCGAAGGGCCTGGGCAACGCCGGCTCGCTGCCGCAGTGGGCCGCCCAGTTTGGCAGTCTTGCGCGGCGGCTACGCGGCATCGAGGTCATCAACTGCAGCCGGGAGACGGCGCTGACGTGCTTCCCGCGGGCGGCACTGGAGGACGTTCTGTGATCGTGCGAGGCATGCGGGGGCTGGGCGACAACATCTACCAGCGGGGCTTCGTCAGAAACCTGCAGGGGCCAGTCTGGGTGGATACGCCCTGGCCCGAGTTGTATGCGGACCTGCCCCATGTGCAGTGCCTCCGTGCCGAAACCCAGCTCCGCACGCAGAAGCGGAACGTGGAGCGCACCAGCTATTCATGGGCGAAGGCGCCAGCCGGGCAGCGCGAGATCCGAGTCGCCTACGGCCATGCCGACCTGGCGCGAGGCTCGATTGTCGACGCGATGCGCCGCGCGTTCCGGGTGGCGGCGATGTTCGACTTGCCGGATCTTGGGCCATCCCCCTTGGCGGCCGGCGCCGAAAGGCGGCCGGTCGCGATTGTCCGCCCAGTGACGGTGCGGTCGGAGTGGCGCAACGAGGCTCGCGCACCGCTGCCGGCGTATGTGGCAGCGGCCGCGGCCGAGCTGCGCCGCCGGGGCTATCACGTGGTGTCGCTGGCGGACCTGGCACCGGGTCAGGAATGGCTGGTAGGCGAAGCGCCGCCCGTGGACCTGGCGCTGCACCAGGGCGAGCTGGCGGTGACGCAGCTGCTCGCCGCCGTCGCGCAGGCCGCCGTGGTGGTCGGCGGGGTGGGTTGGATCGTTCCGGCCTGCATCGCGGCGGGAACGCCGCTTTACACGATCCTGGGCGGCAACCTCGCCCACAACGCGCCGGACCGCATTACTGATGCCGGCGCCATGGACCTGAGCCGGACCGGCTGGGCGTGGCCTGATAGGCCCTGCGTCTGCGCAATGAAGGCCCACAACTGCAATAAGGTGATCAGTGGATTCGATGAGCATTTCAGCGCCTGGCTGGACGGACAAGGCCTTTTCGGCCTGGGCGTCGAGCGGCCTGGTCTGGCTGCCTGAGATCGGCATCGGGTACTACCCGGTGCGGCCGCAGGATATGCCATACGACGATGGCTACTTCGAGCGCTACCAGCGCCAGGCCGACACCGCCATCGGCCGTGCGCTGACCGAGGCGCGTGCAGCTCTGGTCGCCCGCCACTACGCCGGGTGGCTGCTCGACGTGGGCATTGGTTGCGGGCAGTTCGTCCAGGCGCGCCCGCAGACCTGCGGCTACGACATCAACCCGGCGGGCGTACGCTGGCTGCGCGAGCGCGGCCTGTACATGGATCTGTACGGGCAGAGCTACCCGGCGCTCACGTTCTGGGACAGCCTGGAGCATATCCCGGATCCGGCGGCAGCCGTGGCCCGGGCGCGGGAATGGGTGTTTGTGTCGCTGCCCATCTATGAATCGGCCGAGCATGTGCTGCGCAGCAAGCACTTCCGGCGAGACGAGCATATCTGGTACCACACCGACGCAGGTCTACGGCGCTGGTTCGAGTTGCAGGGGTTCGCCTGCGTCGAATGCAATGCGGCAGAGACCACCATCGGGCGCGAGGGTATCGGCAGCTACGCATTCCGGAGAGTGCAATGTCCGTAATCGACCTGGAGACCGCCAAGAGCTTTCTGGACGTGATCCATAGCGCGGATGACCCGAAGCTGCAGTTGCTGCTCGATGCGGCCGAGGACGAGGCGCTGCAGTACATGGACCGCCCGGATTTCGACGGCCCCTGGAGCCGTAGCACGGGATGCGAGTCGAACAGCGAGCAGCCCAGCGAGCCGGCCAGCGAAGCGCCGGCGATCCCGAAGAGTGTCGTCCTCGGGGTCATGCTCTTCCTGCAGGCAGCGTACGAGGCGGGGCCTGACGACATCGAGAAGTACCGCCGGGCCGGCGAGGTGAAGCTGGCCCCTTACCGCCTGTGCTTGGGGGCTTGAATGCTTGCGTATCGACTGCGCCATCGCATCGCCTTCCAGCAGCTGGTGACCGAGCAGGACAGCGAGGGGCGCCGGACCGAGGTCTGGCGCAATGTCTGGCTGGATTCGAACACCGAGCTGGTCGATGTGCCGGCCGAGGTCCTGACGGGCCCAGGGCGGGAGTTCCAGGCGGCCGGGGCCACGCAGGCCGAGACCTCGGCGCGCATCAACCTGCGCTGGTTTCCCGCCTCCGAGTTCGACATGGCGAAGTGGCGGATCCTGTGGGACGGCCGACAGTACGGCATCGGTTCCATCGAGACTGACAAGACCGGCCGGCGCGAATGGCGTTTGCGCTGCACGGCCGGACCTTCCGAGGGCAGGTAGGCATGACTCAAGATGATGAGCGGCTGGCCCGCATAGAGGCAGTCGTGGCTCGCGTCGAAGCGAAGCTCGACGCCTTGATCGAGGCGCTTGCCGAGGAAGACCCCGACGACAGCCCGGGCGAGAGCCTGGACGGCGAAACCCTGACACAAGACCGCGATCAGCTGAGCCCGTTATGAGAGTCGAGATGAACCTGCAGGGCGTGGACGGCGTCCTGAAGACGCTGCAGAGCCTGCCGCCCGAGGTGGTGGCCAAGCGCGGCGGCCCGGTCAAGTTGGCGCTCGCCAAGGGCGCGCGCATTCTCCGCGACCAGGTCAAGGTCAACCTGCAAGCCGCCATTGCAGCGGACGGTGACAACTCCACCGGGTTGCTGCTGGAGAACGTCATCGCCAGCCGCGGCAAGCCGCCCTTCGGCGGCAAAGGGGAACGGTATCTCGTGCGCGTGCGGCGCAAGGCCTATCCCAACCGCAAGGCCGAGAAACGTGGTGGCGTTCCCACGGTGCGCAAGAGTGCGGCCCTGTTGGAGTATGGCTCCAGCAAGCAGGTCGCGCGCCCCTCGATCCGTCCGGCGGTTCGCCAGAAGGGGGCCGAGGTGATTTCGGTGGTGACGAGCGACCTGTTGCGCCGGATCGACCTGGTGGTGACCAAGCTCGCCGCGCAGAACAAGGGGCGCTGATGTTCGCCGACGTTTACAAGACACTCTCCACGCCGGCCGTCCTGGCGCTGGTGGGCGCCGACCCGCGCATCTTCGGTTCGGACAACGCGCCGCAGAACACGCCCACGCCATACATCACGTGGTTCGTGGTGGTGGGGGATCCCCACGTGCAGCTGAGCGGTGCCCCACCTTCGGATGCGGACACTGTCCAGATCGACTGTTACGCCGGCCCAGACGGGGCGGCCGAGGCTCAGGTAGAGCAGCTGGCCCAGGCCGTGCGCGCCGCGCTCGACGATGCTGGGATTGTTAACCGAATCATCATCGATACCCGCGAACCCGACACAGGTCTGTATCGAATCGCGCTGCAAGCCGATTTCATTCACAACCGCTAACCCCCCTGAACTTAGTTTCGAGCCCGCCTTCCCGGCGGGCTTTTTTATTGGAGCCCGCCATGAGCGTGAAAACCCAAGGCACCCATCTGTTCCTGATCGACCCGACCACCAGCAATCTGGCGGTGATGAAGATGCAATGCCCGACGGGCATTCAGGGCGTGACGAGCGGCGCCCGTGACCAGATCGACAGCACTTGCCTCGATGCCACCGACGACCGCAGCTTTACCGCCGGTCTGGGCAACCCGGGGACCGTGACGGTGCCGTTCATCCTGGACCCGCAAGCGGCCAGCCACCAGGCGCTCTTCGATCTGAAGGCAACCGGCGACAAAGTGCAGTGGCTGGTGGGTCTTTCCGATGGCACGGGCGTGCCGGATGTCACCAGCGAAGGCGGCTTCGACATCGCCGCCATCGACCGCACCACCATCGAGTTCACCGCCTACGTGGCCGACCTGAACATCGATATCGCCACGAACGAGGTGGTGCGGGGGACGCTCACGCTGCAGCGTTCGGGCGCCTACAAGTTCACTCCGAAGGCGGTGTAAGCCATGCTGGACGCCAAGTTCTTCGTCTCCGCCCAGGTCCACGCCCGCGAGGTCAAGCTGCCGGACGGCAGCACGCACACCTTGCATTTCAAGGAAGTGCCGCATACCGAGTTTCGCCGCTTCAAGCTGGCCGAGGAATCGCGCGACGAGAAGGAACGCTTGCGCTGCGTGGCGCAGCTCATCGCGGCCAGCCTCTGCACCGAGGCCGGCAAGCCCGTGCTGACCGTCGAGAAGGCCGCGACCCTTTCAACGGCTGGCGCGAACGCGCTCATGGCCGCGGTGATGAGCGTGAACGCGCCGACCAAGGAAGAAGTCTCGGGAAAGTCGTAGCGGCCCAGGGAGAGGACTACCTATGGCACGTCCTTGCCTTGGCGCTTGGCGGCCGGACGATTGCCGAGTGGCAGGCCACGATGACGCACGTGGAGTTCCTTGGCTGGGCCGACTTCTTCGAGCGGCATCCGTTTGACGACAAGCATCGCTTTCACCGGCCGGCCACCGCCATCGCCGCGAGTATCCAGGGCGGCGCCGACGCCGTCTACGACTGGCTGACCCAGCCGCTCAACGACAACTACTCCAACGCCGACCTGAGAACGCTGGCCGCGTTCGGGTTGAAACCACCCAGGTGATCCATGGCAACTGCCGGTTCGATTGTCATTGACCTGCTCATGAAGACGGGCGCCTTCGAGACAGACTCGAAGCGCGCGGAGAAGCGCCTGAAGGAAATGGAGGCGACCGCCAAGAAGTGGGGCGCCACCATTGCGACGGCCACCGTCGCGGCCGGCGCCGCCTTCGCGGCCTGGACCGTCAAGATGGCCGAGCAGGGCAAAGAGCTGGACCGGCTTTCCCGCCTGGCGAACACCTCGGCCGAGACGTTCCAGGGATTGGCCTATGGTGCTCAGACAGTCGGCATCGAAAACGAGAAGCTCGCCGACATCCTGAAGGACGTGCAGGACCGCGTGGGAGATTTCATCACGACGGGCGGCGGCCCGATGAAGGACTTCTTCGAGCAGATCGCGCCGAAGATCGGTGTCACGGCGGAGCAGTTCCGCAACCTGTCCGGTTCCGACGCGCTGCAGCTCTTCTTCCAGAGCCTGGAGAAGGCCAATCTCTCGCAAAGCGAGATGATCTTCTACATGGAGGCGATGGCCGGCGACGCATCGCTACTCATCCCGCTGCTGCGCAACAACTCGGCCGAGTTCAACCGTCTGACCAAGGAAGCCCGAGATCTGGGTGCGGTCATGAGCAACGAGACCGTGGCAGCCGCGCGCGAGATGGACCGCAACCTGGACCGCCTGAGCGCCATGATCAAGGGCGTCAGCGTGCAGTTCGCGAACAGCCTGCTGCCCACCCTGAGTGCGTTCGTCGGCAACGCCATCACGGCCGCCACGAAGACCGACGATCTGCGAGATGCGGCCAGTGAGCTCGCAGGAGATAAGGCGCTGCCGGATTGGATCAAGGCGACCGGCGCCGGCCTCGCGCGGCTGATCGATGTGGCGGTTGGGCTCGCGAAGGCGTTGAACGTAGCGCAGCTGAGCGTGCGATCCGTGGCCTCGGATGTCGAGCTGTGGATCGCTTCATCGGCGGTGGACAAATCGGGCATCACCGACCTAATCAACCCGGAGGCCGCCAAGAAGCAACGCGACGAGCTGGCCAAGATGGAGGCTCAACGCGACGCGCTGGTCGAGCGGGCGAACAAGGCCCTCAGCGATCTATGGACCTACAAGGGCGACGCGTTCTACCAGGCATGGAACGACGCGGTCAACGCTCCGACGATGCCTCCGACGACGGTCTATGGGGATTCGCCTGGCGGTCGCGGTGGGCGCGGTGGCGGCGGTGGTGGCTCAAGGAAAACTCAGCTTGACGAGGGGCAGCGCCTGATCGATCAGATGAACGAGCGCATTGCGCTGATCGGCAAGGAAACCGAGTACGAAAAGCTCTTGGCTCAAATCGCCGTGGGGAGCATCACCTTTCGTACGCAGGCGCAGCAGGACGAAGCGCTGGCCCAAGCGCAAGTTCTGGATTTTCTAGCCGAGCAGGAAAAGGCGTACGAGGACACTCAGGCACAACTACAAAAGCTCACGAAGGTCACCCAAGATTCCTACGAGCGCCTGGGAGAGTTTGGCGTGGAGGCGGCTCGCAACATCCAGGACGCCTTCGGCGACACGCTCTACAGCGCGATCACAGGCAACTTCGAAGGGATCGGCACTTCCTTTGCGCAAATGCTGGCCCGAATGGGCGCCGAGCTGGCAGCGTCTGAAGTGGCGCGCTTTCTGTTGGGGGATTACGGCAAGACCGGCAGCATCGGCGGTCTCTTCGGCAGCCTGTTGGGTAGCTTGTTCCCATCAGTGTCGGGGGTGTCATCCAACTTCGTGGGCGGCGGGTCCCTGTTGGGCAGTCTGGACGGGCTGAGCCTCTTCGCTAGCGGCGGATACACCGGGGCTGGTGCCAAGCATGACGTGGCCGGCGTGGTTCATGCTGGCGAGTACGTCATCAACGCCGAATCCACCAAGCGGCTGGGACGGGCCTTCCTGGACCGCCTTAACGGCTATGCCAGCGGGGGATACGTGGGGTTGCCGCCCCCCGTACCAGAAGGCGGCGGCCTCGCGCCCGTAATCGAATTCGAAACCCATGGTGTCGACATCGAGGTAGCGGAGGCTCGCGATAGGCGATACCGATTCATCGCCCGTCAAGAAATCGAGGAGCGTGTCCCGGGCTTGATGGCCCGAGAGCAGGCGCGTCCCAACAGCCAGTTCTCGCGCCAGCAAAGCCGCAGCACCCTTACTCAGCGTAGACGATGAATAAGTCGAAGATTCCATTTTGCCCGACGCAGGCGGGCTACTCGGCGACCTTCGGCGACGGGACGAAGCGCATTCAGCTCGACGGCGGCTCGGGTCGGTATCGGGCCGGCGTGCGGGGGAATTCCGACACAGTCGAAGCCACCTGGGTGCTGCGCGGCGAGGATTACTCCGCGTTCATGGGGTTCGCGCGCAAGAACGAGCGGGAGGGCGGTCAGTCCTTCTACATCGACCTGTCTCTGGATTCTCACGAGATGGTGCAGTACGAGGCCCACTTCATCCCGGGCACGCTCAAGCTGGTCAGCCGTCGAGGCGCGGTCTTCACCGTGGCGGCCACCCTGGAGGTCTTGGCGCTCGACGAGTTTGATGGCGGCGACCTGGACTATTGGGCGACGCTCATCATGCTGCTGGCCATCTACGGCAGCATCCCGGCCGCCCGGGAGATCCTGAATCTGCTCGCCAAGCTGGTCAATGAGGATTTGCCCCATGGCTGACGATCCGTACATCGAGTTCTTCTTCGGCGCCGGCCAGGACGTGCCGCAGCTGGAGACGCTGGAGATCCGGCAGGTGAGCTTCTCGCAAGTCTGGTATCTCCAGTCGCATTACCGCGAGGGCTTCTGGGCTCGCCTGGAGACGGGCGAGCAGGCGTTCTTCATCTATGCGCCCATGGCCATGCGTGCCCTGGCGGAGCGCGGCAATCTTGATTTCGGCCTGGCGGTGACCCTGGGTGACCTTGGGGAGATTCTCCCGGACGAGATCCAGCGGGCGCGCGAGGCCGGCACCTGGCGAAGCAGTCCGCCGCGGGTCACCTACCGGTCGTACCGCGGCGACGATCTGGAGCGACCGATGTTCGGTCCCATCGTTCTGCAGGCCAGGGAGATCACGCGCAACGATGATGGCGCCCAGTTCAATGCCACCGCGCCTGAGCTGAATGTCAGCAAGACGGGCGAGCTGTATCGGATTGACCGCTTTCCCATGCTGGCGGGGTTCCTGTGAGCGCCATCGACGAACTGCTCGGCCGCGAGTACGACCGGCAGTCCAGTAACTGTCTGCATTTCGCCGCCGAGGCTTGGGAGGTTTTGACCGGCGACAGCCGTCTGCGCCAAGTGCGGGAAGACGATTTCAAGGCGGGGAAGTTGGCAGCGCTCTTTCGCGGTTACCGGCGCGTGCCCGGCCCAACCGTCACTCCCTCCATCGTGCTGATGCAAACACTGGAGCGCGAGGCGCATATCGCGATTTGCTACCGCCGCCGAATGCTGCATAGCAGCGAGATGGGGCCGACGAATCTGCCCTTCGATGCCATGGCACCGTTGTATCGGAACATGAGGTTTTACGCATGAGCGTGCTGATCTATCTGTATCGAGCACCGGACCAGAAGCGCGAAGATCGCTTCGTGGAGGATGTGCCTGCCTTCCTGCGTCAAGAGTTCGGCCGCCGGTTTCCGGCTGGTGGTCGCATCATGGACGTGACCACCGGCAACGTGGTTACGCCGCGCGTTCCTGCCGACATCGAGCGGCTTCGTTCGCTGCCGGGGCCCCTGGTTGTAGAGGTCTTTCCGCGAGGACCGGAGACGTGGACGGCGCTTGCCGTGTCCCTCGCGCTTTCGACGGCGTCAATGATCTTGACGGCCATTCTGGCGCCCACGCCTCCGTCGGCGACCGCCCGGAATGTCCAACAGGAAAGCCCCAACAACGGCCTCTCGGAGCGTACGAACGAGGCTCGTGTCAACGGCCGCATCCCGGATATCTACGGTACCGTGCGGTCCACGCCGGACCTGCTCGCACCCACCTACAAGATCTTTCAGAACCATGTGGAGAAGGAAGTCGCGTACATGTGCGTCGGCCGGGGAGCCTATCAGGTCCACGACGCACGGGACGATACGACGGACGCCGGGCAGATCGCTGGAATGTCGGTCGAGGTTTATGGGCCGAACACGTCCCCGAACAGTGGCGATCCGCCACAGCTGCGCATCGGCGACCCGATTGGCATCCCGCTGCTCGCGCCCAAGCGGGTAGGGGCCGTCAATGGGCAAACGCTGCTACCCCAAGATGCGGGGCGCGTCGTGCGTGCGCTCACGCGCTTCGAATCGCCGAACGTGGTTCGGCTGCTCGGCACGGGCGCTGACTATGCTGATCTGTTCGTGCCGGGTGACACAGTGGTCATCACCGAGGCTGCGCAGACCCAAGGGACGTTCACCTACTCGCTGGGCCCGGACGAGGCTCGGTTCAGGGCTGACGCGGGATTGGAGCCCGAGTGGGGCGAGGTGATCTTCCCCGGGGATCACAGCGCCGACTGGGGTGGCGGCATGGTGATGACCGTCACGAACGGGACGATCCATTGGACGCAGAATACCGGCGGGGAGGCCAGCGAGGACTATGAGGTCTACGGCAATGTCAATGGCGTTTATCCAGTGCTGTACTCGGCCTTCGACTCTGTCCTGGCCGAGACCACCGTCCGGCTCGACATCACAAGCAACAGCGGCGCCTGGAGCGCCTTCCGCAACCGGGTGTCGGAGGTGCGGGGCGGCCCGACACTGAGCCGCCCGTCCGGCGTGGTTCAGTTCGACCTGTCCGGCACGTACGTGGTGAACACCGTCACTTCGACCACGCTGACCCTGAACAACCCCGCGGCCGTCAACCCCGGCTGGGATGTCATGCAGAACGACTATGGCGGCCAGTCACAGGCGTTGCGTCCGGTGATCGTCACTACCGGTGAGCGGTGGATCGGTTGGTTCACCATGACCTCGATCAAGCCCATTGACGAGATCATTTCCAACGTCGTCGCCCTGAACGGCCTGTATGCCGACAATGGCGAAGCGCAGAGCCGTCGGGACGTGTCGTATCGCATCGAGGCGCAGCGCCTGGATGCGAACAACCAGCCGGTCGGCGCAATCCAGACTTACGACCGCACCATCAATGGGTCCGCCACGACGAAGTCCACGCGCGCCGATACGCTGCGGGTGGCGCTAGGGGGCACCGCCAGCACCCGGTGGCGCTTCCGCGCCCGGCGGCTCACCGCCACCGATGACGACTTCGAAGGCTCCGTGGTGGACGAAATCAAGTGGCGGGACCTCTACGTGGCGTCGCATGTGGCGCAATCCCATTTCGGGGATATCACCACCGTGCAGGCGGTGACGTTCGCCACCGATGGCGCCCTGGCAATAAAGGAGCGCAAGCTCAATATGCTGGTCACCCGCATGCTGCCTCGGCGCAACCCGGACGGCAGTTTCACGCCCGAGCTCTACCCGACGAACGATGTGGCTGACATCCTGTCGGCCATCTGCCTGGACCCCAAGATCGGCAACCGCTCGGCCGCCGAGGTCGATTTCGACAACTTCTACCAGACAGCGCAGGAGATCCGCGACTACTTCGGCGTGGACGTGGCGCAGTTCAACTACACCATCGATTCGGACAATCTTAGTTTCGAAGAGACGCTGACGATGATTGCCGAGGCGGTGTATTGCAAGCCATATAGGCGGGGGAGCGTTATCCGCCTGTTCTTCGAGCGGGAGACGGAGGATAGCGCGATCCTCTTCAACCACCGCAACAAGGTGCCGGGTAGCGAGCAGCGCACGGACCAATGCGGGCCGCCCGAAGGGTATGACGGCGTCGAGTACCAGTGGATCGATCCCGACAACGATGCGCCCACGACCATCTATCTGCCGGAGGACCGCACGGCGGTCAATCCCAAGCGTGTCGAGTCGGTCGGGGTGCGAATCTATGAGCAGGCCTACCTGCATGCGCATCGCATCTGGAACAAGATCCAGCACCAGGACGAAGTGGCCGAGTTCGACGCGTTGCCGGAGGCCAATCTACTGACCGTCAGCGAGCGCATCCTCTGTGCCGACAATACGCGCGGCTATCAGCAGGATGGCGAAATCGTCGAGGTGGCTGAGGGCAACCCGCGCCTGGTCCGGCTCTCGCAGCCCTTCGAATGGCAAGACGGCGTCGCGTACCAGATATTCATCCAAAACAGCGACCGCCGTGTCGAATCGATGGGTGTGGAGAGCGGGGGTAGTCCGCGCTGGGCGTTGCTGGAGCGCGTGCCTCGCACCCCGATCATCCTGCGCAACGAGGGCTACAACCCGACCGGCTACATCATTGGGCTCGGTGCCAGCTCGCGGCCGGCGCGGCCCTTCCTGGTCGATGAGAAGGGCCAGCCGAACGACGACGAGACCATCCCCATCAAGGCTATCAACTACGACGCCAGGTACTACGCAAACGACCTGGATTTTCACGCCTGAGCGCACACCACTTTGACCAATCGCCCCGCCTTCGAGCGGGGCTTTTTATTGCGAGTCTTACATGGCTTACATCACCGCGAAAGAGCTGGAAGAAGCCAGCCAGGATGCTGGGACGCTGGACAAGTTCGCCAATGATCCGGCGGGCGTTCCGAACATCAACCGGGTGGGGAATGACGTCGAAAACATGATGACGTTGCGCAAGCGGATGCTGGATGCTGCGGCTGACGTGGCTAACCGCAAGGTGTACCTGACCGAGGCGGAAATGCTGGCTGACACCTCTCAGCCCATCAATACGCCCGCGCGCGTGGAGACCGGATCGGGGGCTGGCGACTACATCATGACAGCGGAAGGATGGGTGTGGTCGGATGTACAGCCGGCTAATGCGGAGCAAGTGGCGCGGATCGAGCAGACGGTACAGGACATCCCCGTGTACACCAGCCCTCGCCAGTTCATCCCTGGCATGCGCGGTGTGTTCGTCGATTCGTCGAGCAAGTCGCCGGCAGCCTTCGATGACAGCGGCAAATTCTGGGCTGCCATGCGCGTGATGCCGTGGGGCGCGAATGGAAAGGCGTTCGAAGGCGGCCCGAACTTCTCAATCGGCAACGATTGGTCGGTAACGATGGCCCCCTTTGCAACTGTCACCATTCCGCCGATTGGCTATCGGTGGTTTATCGGCGACGGGCGTGGCGCGATGGCCATCGGCCTGAAGGATAACGGCAATGTATTCATCGGCAAGTTGGAAGGTTATCCGACTCCCGCCGAGTTTTCGGCGCTGCAGCAGGCCGTTGACGTGATTGAACAGCAGATCGACAGTTCGTCGTCGCCGGTAGAGCAACAAGAGGCGCCGTTCGCTGAAGACAACAAGATCAAACTGTTCAGCGCGGAGGGCACGCAGGAGCTTTTCGATGCTACGCCGCTCACGATACAGGCGCAGGCGACGCCGTACTGGCATCAAAAGGGCATCGTGGTCGCGCTCAACAAGCCGTTGATGGCCCCGGTCGCACCTTACGTGATTACGAAGCGCCGCACCGGCGTCAATACCATCGGCAACATGCTTGTGCCCGGCGGCAAGTATATGTTCATCTGGCCGAGCACTGGCCAATCAAACGACATGGGTGCACTGGGTCAGCCCCTGATCCCCCCGTTCGATCAGCCGTTCGAGCCCAACGCATTCATGCTCAACGGGACTGGTACGCCTCAGCACAACACCGGCGTGCGACTGGTGCCAGACACCGGCACCGTCGGCAATGAACCGGTCTATGACCCGGCCACCGCTACCGACTTCATCCCCCTGGTGAGCACGGCGTTCGGCAGCCGTGGCGTCTCCCACATGGAAGGGTTCGCCGCCCAGATGCACCGCATCTATCGTGAACGCCTCGGCTTCGATGTGCCCAGTGTCTACGTCACAGGCGGATTTGGTGGGCGTCTGCAGGTGGATCTTGCCGAAGGCACGATTCCGTTCGAGAACCTCATCAAAGGCATTCAGCGCGCCTGCGAAATTGCCCGCGCGAAGGGATATATCCCCATCGTGCCGGCGGTCCTGGTCGTTCATGGCGAATCTGACTCGGCCCGGGCTGTCTACATGGACGGAATCGTTTCCTGGCAGACGAGCTACGAGGCACGAATCAAGGCCATCACGGGCCAACTGGGAAGCATCCCGTTCATTTGCAGCCAGGCCAGCACCTTCAGCGTGACCACCGGAACGCCCATCCAGAACCGCGCACGCTATGGCGTGCTCGCGCCGTTCGCAGCGTCGCGGCTCCATCCCGGGAAGTTCTATGTGGCCGGGTCGTACTACACGCTGCCAATGAACAGCGATTACCTGCATCTGACCAATGTTGGCCATTTCAAGAATGGCGAGAATCTGGCCTTCGCCGCAGAGGCTGCGGTATTCGGGCAGCGCGAAATGGGCGGATTCGAGCCTACGGTGGCAGCGCCGCTGAGCATCATCGATTCGCAGACGGTGAGGCTTAGCTCGCTGCCAATGGTCGGCTCCCCTGTGCTGGATGATACCCATCCGCTGAATCCGCCCAACCCCGACGGCGGCCATGGGTTCGAGTTCTTCGACGGCGAAACTGGGGAGACCGTGCCCGTCATCGATTTCGACATCGATGGCCGCGACTTGATCATTCGCGCCGAGACCGCGATACCCGAAGGCCAGTATCGCGGCCTGGGCTATGCGCTGAAGGGATACAACAACCCGAAAGCGGCCGGAGAGCAAGGCCGTGGGCAGATACGCGATGAGCGAGGCACGCTGTCCGTGTTGGATGGGCAGCCGCTGCATACCTGGATGCCACATTTTCTGATCAGTTTCTAAGGAGCACATTATGCCCACCGCATGGCTTGTGACTGGCCCCCCGTTCGACAATCCTCTTTTGCCGGTAGCGCCGATCTTTGTCGCCGATGGCTTGGAAGCGGCCTTCCGCATCCGTGATAGCCAGGATTCGCTGGTTGATCTCAGCGGCAATGGCACCACGCTGACACAGGTGGGTGCGCCGGCGCCGGTCCTCGGGAGTCTCGGGCCGCTCGTCGGCAACCCCATGGGCTGGAGGCTCAGCAAAACCGAAACGCCATCGTTCACCCTCGTGGCGGCCTTTCGCACCGAGTACGAGCTGGCCACACCGGCCGGCGGCACGATGCAGGTCGTTGGCTCGCTCAGCACCACGGACACGAGCGGGATGGGGTTGCAACAGGGGGTGTATTCCGGCACTACGGAAGACCCCACGGCACGGCTGCAGATGTCCGCGTCGTACTACAACTCGGCCAACTCGATTGTCAATCCCCGGGGTAGCCGCATCGCGCTGCCGGTGCCCGGCTTCCCGTATGCCAGTCCGTGGCAATGGGTGGCGATCACGTACGACGATGCAACCCGGTCGATTCGTATCTACGAGCCGAAGAAAGGGCTGAACACCGGCCATACCGCGCAAACCAACTGGCGGCGAGGCGGCAACTGGCACATCGGATATCGCATTGGCCAAGGTGATGTGAATGGGCCGATGCGCGCTCGTGTACCCGAAGCGCTCTTCTATAGCCGCGTGCTGACCGAGCTGGAAGTGATGCAACAGTTCGCTCTCAGCGAAGGCTACCTGAACTCCATCGGCATCACGCTCGCTGATCAGCCCGCCATCGCTGATATGTGATTTGACGGCCAAGCCATAGCCCGCTTCGGCGGGCATTTTTTTGGAGCATTCATGCTGCAGAAGGATTTCGAGAGAGCAGCGATGCTCTCTCCTGCGCGCGCGGCCAAATGGTACGACGCCGTCGAGCGTTCGATGATGGAGTTCGCCATCGTTTCGCCTCTGCGGGCGGCCATGTTCATCGCGACGTTGGGCCATGAGTCGTCCGGCTTTGTCCACACCAGGGAGCTGTGGGGGCCGACGCCCGCGCAACTGCGGTACGAGGGCCGGAAGGACCTGGGCAACACGGAGCCCGGCGACGGCTTCAGGTTTCGTGGGCGCGGCCTGATCCAGGTCACGGGCCGGGCCAATTACCAGGCCCTGTCCAATGGCCTGGGGGTGGATTACGTAGGTCACCCCGAGTGGCTGGAGCGGCCCGTAGATGCTGCGAGGGGAAGCGGCTGGTGGTGGCTCAGCAATGGCTGTAACGAGATCGCCGATACCGGCGATTTTTTACGCCTGTCGATCAAGGTCAACGGCCGCAACGCCAATGGCCTGCCGAACGGCTGGGAAGACCGGCAACGCAGATTCGAGGCGGCACGCGCTGCATTGGGGGCTTGATGGACGACTTCCTGGCCAACACCGTGAAGTACCTCTTCGGCGGCGGTCTGGCCGGCTCGGTCGCCGCTCTGGGGATCTGGCTCGCCCGCAAGATGTGGCGGGGCGACCAGATAGCGAATGCCGACGCGACTGGGAATATCACCGCCGTCGATAGACTCCTGCGGATCCTCGACGAGCGCCAGGAAGAGTCGGCCGCCCTGCGGGCCGCGCTGGTCGAGGCCAACGCGCGCGTGGACCGCGCCTACAAGGAACGCAACGAGATGCTGCTGGAGCTGGGGAAGGTCAAGGCCGAGTTGGCCGAATTGAAGGCCGAGATTCGGCTGCTGCGAGGGTCCCATGTCCCGACTGCGTAAATGGTTCTACCGCAACTTCGACCTGGTGATGAACTGCCGGCGATGGGCGGTCCTGCTGCTGATTGTCATCAGCTCGGGCGTCGCCGGCGCCATGTTCGCGAACTTCATGACGGCTTCATACCTGGCGCAGCAGCGCCAGGACCAGCTGGCCGAGGTCCAGCGCCTGCAGGACATCAACCGGCAGTTGATGCTGATCATCCAGGAGCGATTGCCGGCAATCGCCGGAACCGCTGACAGCGCCGCGCAGACGGCCAGAGAGGCGGCGGATGTGGCGAAGGGCGCGGCCCAGGCCGCATCCGGGGCAGGGGCCACCGCCCGATCCGCGTCGGCCAAGGCGCAGCGTGCCGCCTCGACAGCGGAGAAGGCAGCAAACACCCTGAACGACGCCCTGGAGCCGCCTGCAGCGCCCAGGGAGGCCCCGAAATGGCTGGACGGACCATGACCATGCAAGTCATCAATGCCCTGACGGGGTGGAAGGGCTACCTCGCGGCGGCCGCAATAGGGGCGGCCCTGATCGTGGCCGGGGCCGTCGCCTGGAGTTGGCGATGGTCGTCGGGATACGACGCTGGCCATGCGGCGGCATTGGCGGAGGTACAGATCCAACAGGCCGCCATCGAGCGCGGCATCGAATCGGAGAGAGCACGTGCTGACGCTCAATATCGCGGCCAAGTCCTGGCCCGCCAACAATTGGAAAAGAACCTTGCGGAGGCTGAGCGTCAGCGCGTTGCTGCCGCTACTCGTCTGCGCGGGCTGCTCAAACGCTATTCCGACCGTACCACGCATCCCGCCACCGGCGCAGGACCTCATGCGGCCGGTCCCGACTGGATCGGAATATTTGGAGAGTGTGTCGCCCGAGCTGAAAGCCTTGGACGACGACTTGGCCAGGTGGGAGCGGATGCTGCAGAATTCGCTGACACCGTGAACGGTTTACAGGGGTACGCCAGGGCTATCCAGCGGGCGCGCTAGCGCTTCCTGGCCTTCCTCTTCGGCACCTTGATCGGCTCGGGCGGCCCGACGAATGTGCCATATTCCTTGAAGTGGGCCTTGAATCCCTCCGCGCTGGGATACTTCCGCCGTTCCTTTTCCGCCATCACCCTAGCCCAGCGCACGGCCGGCTCTTCGTTCAGGACCAGCATGCAGCTGTTATGTGCCAGCGTCCCCCGGTAGCTGAGATCTTCGGGCGCGTGATTGACGTACCCAAGGTGAAGGTCGAATGACTCCAGCACCCGATGCAGCCGCCGGATCTCCCAAAGCAATCGCACGACGACCGGGTTTCCTCGGTTGGCTTCCTGGATGGCTCTCAGTTCGCCGATGGTTAGGGCGGGACGCAGGGGCATGGCAACGCAATATAACTGTATAGACATACAGTATAGGCGCGCCTAAAATCGGTGCCAGATTCGGGGTGTAGTTACATTTCCGGGGTGGCGACGATGAGCGAATCCGAGTGGCGGCAGGTCGACGATTACTACTGGCAGGGTCCGCCGGGCTGGACGATCTGCCGGGTCTGGGTCAACGGCGGCTACCAGCATGAGTTGTGGCTGAGCCGCGGCGACACCTGCCGGCTGGTCGGTTCTCGGTCGTCATTGGCGGCCGCCGTCGAGCTATTCGAACAGCAGCCGAAGGGGTAGCGTTACCTGGGCTCGGGCGTGGCCACGAGCGCGTCGGCCGGGTAGGGTTGCAGGAAGTCGCGGGTGTCCGCAGGACCGGCCTCCAGCCAGTCCTTGTAGGACTCGTCCGACAAAATGACCACCATGCGCTTTTCCTTGCCTGCCTGGTGGTAGTCCTTGAACAGCGGGTGCGCGTCGGCGTTGATGGTCAGCATGGTGTAGGAGAGCTGCCAGTTGCCGGCGGCGTCCTTGTAGCGATCCCACAGGCCGGCAATACCCATGGGCGCGCCGTCGGCCCGCGTGAAGCGGGTGGCCACGGCTTTCCCCGACCGCCAGTCGGGCTCGTAGATCGCCTCAGCCGGGATGATGCAGTGCTGGCCCTTGCGCCAGGCGTTGCCGAAGGTGAACGATTTGTGGGCCGTTTCCGACCGGGCGTTGAACGTGGACAGCTTCTCAGCCTTGGCCAG